CTGAAATTGCTAATTTGAAGGCAAAACTCGCTCAAACTAAATCTGCAGCTTCCTTTTCAAGAGCGCCAATAATTCCAATTGATTCAACAATGCCTTTTTTAAGGCCATCAATTATTGCTCCAAATTCAACGTCTATTCTTGGATTTGCCATTTTTCTCTAGTTTACTTGCAATTTCCAACAATTTCTTTGCTTTAGCAAAGTCTTGAGGAGTTGACTCTAATGGTTTTACTATATTATCCCAAGGTAAAGGCCAAATTTTATTAGGAGATATATTAGCACCTTTCTTTAAATGAGGTTGAAGTCCAATAATAGCGTGAACTCTCATGCTTTCAATCATGTCCTTTTGATCTATCTCATGACCTTTAACCAATGCCTTTAACTCTTTTCTACTTAAACAAAAAAGCTGCTCATAAGGGATTTTTGTCCTACCTACGAGCAGCATTAAATTTTCACGAGCGGAATAATATTCGCTCTCGTCTTCACTTATGTTTTTTTTTCTTGAGTTTCTCCAAGTCCAAGCTCAAGTAATAAATCAGCTAGGATTTCAGAAAATAATTTCATTACATCTTTGCCCTCAACCCAGACTTTTAACTCGTCTAGTCCTACTGGATTTGTTGATTTACGTAAACAAGCAACTTTGTGACATTCATGTAATAAACCATAAACGTCATCTAATTTAGGAATTGTTTTTCCGCTAAAAGCATCTGCAATTCCTTTTCCAGTAAAATCCTCAAAGTTCGCCAATGCACCCAAATTTGGGTAAAAGAAAATCTCCCCCTCTTTGTAGGGAGCTGAATGGTATTTAGCCATAAATTAGTTTTAAGATGGAATTACGCTAATAACTGGTGCCCCAGCAAAATCGAAAGTTCCAGAGAAAGATACTTGTGAGTTTCTTTCAGCAGTAATTTCGATTGAGTTTAACTGAGCATCCACAGTAATGATTTTATCACCTGAATCCGTTCCACCAAAAACCAACTCAAATACTTTCCCGATGTCTTCCATCAAGTCGAAAGCTGAAAGGTTGGAAACGCCTGTTGACGCAAAGTCTAAATCTCCTGAGAAAGAGAAAGATCCAGATTTGTCACCACCTTCAAGTCTAACTCCGTAATCGCCCGTGCAATCGTTTCTAACGGTTACTGACTCATTGGAAATAGAAACAGAAGCGGATGTTTTACAAACGACAGGAAGTGAGTTCCACTCGAATGTGAAGAAGTTACCTAATTGATATGTTGCCATTGCTTATTCGTTTTAACAAATATACATATTTTTTTATTTATCAAGACACAAAGAAAACATCTAGGGTGTATGACAGTATTTTTTGGTAAGCAATTTGGCTGCTCCCTTGTTCAATTTGAACTCTAGAGAAGTTTTTTCGAATATTTACTGCTTGCAAATCTTCTGGCAAAACTAAGTCTGTCAGATTCATTTTCAATTGGATAGCATCTGAAATAGTTTCAGAAACTTTCTTACCTCCATTACCTTGAGGAAATTTTGTGATGATATTAATTTGAAAGGTTGCGTTTTGACGAATACTACAATCGTTATTTGTAGTCTCTGCCTCATTTTGATCTGTAATCAGTACATATGCTTGAGATCCTAAATAACTAGCTGGAGCAACTCCAACAGGCAATTCTGTATCGTGAACTGGAATAATTTTACCGCTCAAAGTTAAAGGAGTCAATGCGTCAATTATCGCAACTCTTATGTCTGTAGCTATATCTCTCATTTAATTTTCTTATTAATTTCCTCCTCTATTTCATTTACAAGATTAGCTGTATTTCTAAAGAAAGCTGGATAGAAGTATGGCTTTCCAATAATTCGACCTTTACCATTTCTAAAGAAATTGTCAGCTTGAGCCTTTATTTCTGAAGTATATCCAGCACGTCCTAGAATTTGTTGGGCACTTAAACCAGTTCCAAATTCCATCCAGGCTTCCCATTGCTCTCCAGTAGATGGAACATCTAACCCAACGTTCCAAAATAATCCATTATTAGAAGCTTTTTTATTAATTTTTTGACCAATGAAACTTAAATTAATTGTTCTGTCACCAATTTGATATGAATTTGGAGCGTTTAAAGTAGCCTCAAATTCAATATCAGTAGCAACTCTTGCTAAAATATCTTTTACTGCATCAATTACAATGTCCTCTTGTTTGTCTAAATCTTTTAGAGCCTTATCTAATCCTTTAATTTTTACACTCATACCCCAATCATTGTTATAACGTACTCCTTATGTTGCCTTAAATCATCCAATCGTATACTTGTGATTTTGTGATACTTAGAATTGTAAAATATTTGGTAAGTAAGATTAGGTGGGAAGAAATTTCTATATTGAATTCGTACTTCGTAACTATTTGGTAAAACCATTTGCCCAGATTCTAAACCATCAGCTGCTTTTGTCTGCTTTACAGATGCAAATGTTATTAAAGAAGTAATAGGGGTTAAAACAGTACCCCCCGCACCATCGCTTGCAGACTGAAAGGTAATAAATGTTACCTTTTGATCATATTTCCCGAAATTTATCATTATACGAAATAGTCAGGTCTGTACTTTGTTTCAGCAGTAATGCTTGCATTTTGTGCGTATTGCTCCTGCACTGTAATTAGGTTCTGACGTAAAGCAAAATCCGTAGCAATCCTTTTAAGCATTGCGATTCTTAGAGGTTGAGGTAATGGATTAGATTCATTAAATCCCGCTGTATAAACGTAATTTTCAAACTCGTAATCATCTGTAGTCACATCCGCCACCCAAGGGCCAATTGGATATATTCTCTCGTCTTTTTTATTATTCGATATAGTAACATCCCTTTCAACGTAGAGCATCCCTGATGCTTTCTCAGAAGCTATTCTAGCAGCAGGAATTAGTTCATTCTGAATTAATGTATCCCAATCTGAAAAGTCGATTTGCATCCAAGCTTTAGCTTCTACCAAGCTTATTGGCTCTGTAGCTACCTGGTAATCGTAGTCAATTTGCAAAGGTCTTTTAACGCTCATTTCTTTTTAAAGTCTTGTTTTTGTACTTTGATCCAAACGGCTAGACCTTTCTCTACCAAATAAGTATCGTAAATCTTGCCTACAGTTATTATTTCGCCTTTCTCAAAAGGTACTAAGTCCACGAGTAATTTTACCATAAAGATACTATTTATTTTGTCAAATGTCTTTTATCATTCCAAGGCTCAACGTCTTGCCAAAGTCGGTATCCGTGAAAAACGTACAACGAGCGAATTAAACCAACCTTTAAACCTAACTCTTTTACTCTCATAGAAAACAGAGAATCAAAGGCAAGGCTATTCTCTACAAACCTAATTTTTTTCCACGTCTTGTATTGAAAGGCCATAAAGAATCCAGCGATGTACTCTTTGATCTCTTGGATACCCTCATCTCGATAAGACATTGCGATTTCGTAATGATTACGCACGTTTAGATCGTAGCTGAACTCCTTTTTATGAAGTTGATGCTTAGATCTTAGTCTATTAGTGTAGCAACCAACTAATCCGAATTTATCCCCATCTAAAGCCAAAGCATCGTGGATTCTTTTACCCCAGTCTCCAGTTAGATACAAAATATCACCATCCTGCATAACCACCCAATCATCATCGTTGGCATTTAAACTACTCAAATATTCATTATAGACTTTCCCTATATTTTTATTTAAGTCAAACGGATTCGAGTAAAATATCCTTAAAGTCTCTGCCACGTTATCTCGTTGTAAAAGTTCAAATTCTTTTCTGAAGATGGATATCCGAATAAACACTCGCTACGATTTGCAATTATAGCAGGGAAACGCTCGGTTAAATACCTATTCATTTCGTAATCCTTTATTCTAGCCTTTACCTTTTCGGTATTAAACCAATAGAAAGAGCCGGAGTAATGAAACTCTTGAGGAACGTATGGAGGGCAAGGCAATAGCTTACCGCATACACCTGAGAATAGCTTATGAGAAAGGTCAGGAATCGTTTCTAAGTTGCTTTTATAACTATGCTCAATCCAAAGGTCTAATCCTTTCCAAACAGGTCTTGAAACACCTTTGCAATGTGCGTAAAACGTAATACCATCATTTACTCTGTTGATAGAGTCGATAAAATGTACGGACTCTCCTAACACTCTATTGTTTTGAACAAGCTCAATCTCACAGTCACTCGGTAGGAGCGATTTTAAAGGCTCTAGAAAGACTTTACCATCTACTGCTACCTTGACTACCTTTTTGCCATCAAAGAACCTCCAGTACTTGCTTAATAGCCTTAAATTGAGTCTATGGTAATGTGTTATTTGTCCGCCGTAGTAAATAAAGTAAATTAGATTTTTTGGAACGCTAGCGTCCATAAAGTTGGAGTTTTTGGTTTCTCAATTAACTTGTATCCAAAGCTTCTAAACATAGATACCCATTGAGTATCGCTTTTTATATTAATATGCCCCCAAGTCTCATCAAATTCTGTTTTATTTACTACGGCGGACAAATAACACAT